ACAGGGAGAGCTCCCGCGTAGACTTGTTGAGCTCGACCGTCAGTGAGCCCACGGTGCTGATGCCTGTCGTCTCCAGGATGGTCGTTCTGAAGATGCTTTGAAGGAGCAAGATATTAGGATTCGCGATCAACACTTCCTGAAAATACGGAATGCCCTGGCGCGTATCAAGCATCCATTCCGCCAAAAAGAAACGGAGCCTTACACGTAGGTTCTGCTCAATGGCAGCTTCGCCCGTAACCAGGTTCAACCGGTGTCCCGTCAAGTCGAGGTCCCCGGTTTGCCCCACGTAGTTTAGTGCAATGTTGCTCATTCGCTCACCTTGACTGTTGCAGATCGGATGTCTTGCTCTGTCGGCGGGCTGGCCGTCCGGTAGCCGACGCTTGCTGTCCCGGTATTCCCAGATACCGGATCAGCGTGAACGTGCGTATTGATAGCTGTTCGAATGCTAACCAGCTCGGTCGTAACAAGATTGGCCAGCGCAATGAATTGCTTGGTCCCGTCATCTCCAAGTTCCATAAGCGTCGACGTGAAGTCCCCCGGTGACTTTAGCGTTGAACCGTTTGGGTGTAGGTTCACCGGGTGAAACACGGCGCCACTCATTCCGAATCGTCGGAGGTCACCGGGGTCCCGGACTTGTCCTTGCTCGCGCCAAACATCCAGCGCGTACTTTGTACAGACAACCAGACCGTACGACCCCGTCTCAATAGGAAACGTGATCGACCAAGATCCAGATCTCGGAAAAAGGACAGGGACATTCTGAATATTGGGGAAATCTTGCGGCTCGCTTTGTCGCGTACCGTCTCGGTTGACCCAGGTTTCGATGAATTGCGGTTCAAGCTCTACGACATTCGTTGACGCATTCCATCCCACCACTTTGGCCGGAAATGCAGTTTGCATGGAGCGCTCCCGCCGCTCGTTCTGGTTCTTGATATAGGTGGGGAGTCGCGGCGTACTCATACCGAAAGCCTCCCTTCAATCTCCACGTTGAAGTCGTCGCTCCAAAGGCTCCCAGAGTACACAGCCCGTTCCACCACGTAAGGTCCACCAGCTACATAGGCCGCGTTGTCCACCTGGAGCTTGGCGCCTGGCGTGATCTTCGGGCTCAGCCTGTGGTTCAGCGTCAGAATGCCCTCATTATCCACGTAGGGATACCCCACCATGCCCGTCTCTGGGCTGATGAATGTGGTGGACGCACCGGGTAACGCTTCCCCCGGCCGTAGAACGATCACCTCGTTATTTTGTGAGCTCAGTACCGCGCCCCGGCTGTTGGCCAAGTCCCCGAGCTCTTCCATTGCGAGCCCGCTTACCGTGATGCCGTTCGCCAATCGGTCTGGCAGTCCATCGGGTTTATTGATCTGCGTAATCCGCGTCACGTTCCCCACGCCCAACCCGGTCTGCTCCTGAAGCCACTGAAAGACAGTTCCCACCGTGGTCCCCTTGGCAAAGTGTCGCTTCACGACCACCTTGCTGGCGTCTCCGCCATCGTCCGCTTCAATGTCCGTGGCAATAAGCGGCGGCTCTCTGCGGTGCCGGACAAACCGGACATCCCCTTTGAAGATCACCCCGGCATCCTCCCCGTAGCCAGCTTTGAGCGTGACAGTCCATTGCCTATCTTTGAGGCTTTCCTGGATGCTTGGGTTCAGATTGAATACGGTGGCCTGTAACGTACTGGGCTCGAGGTCCAGGTTCCGCTCTACCGTGAATCCGATGTTCAGGCGCGTGGTGTCTAGATCGAGACTGTCCCCTTCTGTGCCGTCCGCCCGCTTCTCCCGAAACGTCACCTCGATGACTCTGCCAAAAGTCGTGTTCACGTCGTCCCCGCTTCGATGTAGAAAAGCGAGACGTTGCCGATCGTGTCGAGCGTGGGGTCGCCGTCACCGCCTAAAAACATGATACCGGGCGGCACGTAATCCAGTGTGCTTGGGATGGTTCCCAAGATGTTGACGCCCTTACACAGCAGCGCCCCGTTTAGGATGGCGTCTCCGTTTTCGGTTCTGAGCGCGAGGCTCCAGCGATCGGTGCGGCTATTCCAATCGAACGTCATCAAGTATGTCTGCCCGTCCAGGCTCATGGACAGTTCTAAGAAGGGCTGGTCTTTTGTGGGCAGCGGGATAACCAAGTTCATTACTCAAAGCCTCCTGATTCGAGCCAGACGAGTCCGTCCTTTTCAAACTGTGTTAGCTCTTTGCCCTCGGGTGGCTTCGGATTCCCGCGCCCGCCGTTAACTTTAGGCTCGTTCTTGGCCTCGGCTGGCGGTCCTTGCCATTCGATGGTGGTAGTCGGTTTTGCAAAGATGACTTCCTGCAAGTCCAGCGCAAACGTGACGGAGCCCCCACGTCCGGCTACACGCGGGGCACGCGCTGAGGTGATGAACATGTTCTTGTATTCGATGCCGTCGTGCATCACTACATCGACCTGCGTTCTGGTTTCCATGAGTCCGTCGATAACCTGACGGAAGCTCGCGATCCGAGTCACGCCAGACGGCGCAAAGCTTGACCCGTTCACTACCTGAAGCGTCAGCGCAAACTTCGGAATGAAGAGACGAGCCCGCTCGATGTTGCCCTGAATGAGTCGCTGCGATGGAAGGATACCGGTCACGATAGGTCGCCGAATCCCGGCCTTGCCTTTGGCGAGCTCTTGAGCGGACACGTCGAGCTCTAGTGGGCGTGTCACCATGTTAGGCGGAGCCGCGGCGTTCTGTTTGTCCTCAAGATTGACCCCCGGTCGGGAAGGCGTGTCACTTACCACACCGAGCAGGCTGATCTGCCGTGGCTGTGGCTGGTAGTGGTCTGAGAGAATGGCGCCCGTCTCTACCGGGTATTGCGTCACGTCCGCGTCTCGGGTGAATTCCTCGAGCGTCAGCGCATCAAACTCCAGATACCAGATTGGCCCAACCGGGTCGCCTTTGGTGTTCCTGTCTCTGAAGGTAATGAGGCTCATTCTCTGACCGTTGCGTCGTTTGCTTTGCGGATAGCATTCGTGAGCCTGCGCGCCTGATCCATTTCCGGCACTTTAATATTGTTGGTTTGGTAGAGGTTCACGGTCTTTTGTGCAGCGCCCCTGAGCCCTTCGGGGATCTCGCGGCGCGGTGCTGCAAATGATCGTATGCGTTCCACGAAATCAAACGGCGCGGTTGCGAAGTCACCGACGCGTGGCCCTAGCCCGCCCTCAAGCAGAGTCTTTGCCCAGTCGGGTATCACTTGATCGAGCTTGTCGAACTCGCTCTTCAGCCATTTCACATTGTCGATGACCTTTAAGATCTCGTCTACTGATTCCGACATTCCATCGGCCATCTTGCCGAACGTGTCGGCCTCTTCCATTGCGGTCAAGATCCCGAGAAGCGTGGGCGCCGTGTCTGCAACCACGTTCATCTTGATCCCCTCCCACTGTGCCGCGTAAACCTTCAGCTCTTCGTTCAGCGCCTCAATGGATGATTCTTGATCGGCCGAAAGCGTGGCCACTCTCCGACCATGCGTTTCAAAGGCTTCGAGGTACGGTGTCCATTGTCTGAGAACTTGCAGAACATCCTTGCCCGATTGCTCCTCAAAGACGTTGCCTGTGAGCCCGGCGATGCGTGGATCGTTTCGTAGCGTTGCAAGATGAGCGAGCGCAACATTGAACGCTTCCGCCGGGCTCATCTTAGACAGTGATTTGATGTCTAGACCGGCATCCTTGAATGCTTTAGCAAACTGCGGAGATGTACCCGCCACGGCCTTGGACAGACGCTTCTGAAAATCACCCAACGCAATCTTGGCCGAGCCCGCAGAGACGCCCACCTGATCGAGCGCAAAAATAAGACGCTGGTATTCACTAGTTGCAAACCCAACGCCCTTGGCTGTTTTGATGAGCTGGTCGGTGGACTTCAGCGTTTGCTGAAAGCCGTGGAACAAGGCACGCGAGCCAAATACGCCAACCAGTGCCAGGCCCATCCGCTTGAAGCCAGCGGTGAGCTTGTTGGTTCGCTGCTCAACCTTCTTGAAGTCCTTCTGGAGCTTATCCGTCTTGCCAATAAGCTCGATGATGACGGTGCGAAAGTCAGCCATTGTGCGCTTCTTCCATCAGCCGGTCCAAGTAGTCCAACGCCTCATGGGCATCCATCGCCTGGTCCAGCGTCCAGTCGTGCAGAATGTCATGCAGGGTTTCGTTAAGGTGTTCACTGAGAACCAATCTCCACACGAACCAATCAAGGTCCGGTGCTTTTACTCTGGGCTTGCTTCCCCTGGTATTAGGCCGGTAGTCCAGCCACCGGCTAAAAAATCCTCGAAGTTGTATCCTATCGCTTTGACCATGAGGTTGAAGTACGCAGGCAACCGACCGGCGAAGTGAGACTCCGTGATCTCTTTAGTCAGAGGCACCCAGTGGCCCGTCTCATTCATCCACTGTGCGTTTTGGCGAAAGAGCTTCCGCTCGAGCACGTCCAGTGATTCGGGAGAGGAAATCAAAGCCTCGAGTCCTTGATCGAAAAAGCCCATTGTCTGGAGCTTCGCCAGTGTTTCCTTGGCATCAGTAAGACCTAGCTTGCTGAGCTGGTAGGTGTGACCATCGAATTCGTACTCCACTCATAACCGCCTTGTTAGGGTTCTAGATGTTACCGCCAGTGAAATCTTGGATCGCATCGCACTCGAGCAACCAGGTTCGATTGGTGGGCTCGCGATCAAATGTGGGATCTGGTGGACGCTTGATCCATGAATTTCCAGCCGTATAAAGACTGGTCCCGTTGAGGTCCACGATCAGAAAAGCGCCAATCCCCGCGCCTCCTGGTGCATTTCTATCTGCCAGGTAAATAGCGGACAGCCCTGCGTTCGTAGGAGAAACCTGTTGTAACACGATTTCGATTTCCGCACGGTGATCGTTCGTTTTCGATCTGGCCACGTCGCCCTTATTCCCGACCTGTGACGTGAACACGTCTGAGGTCCGGGTGATGGTCAGTGCTACGCCATCGGCCCAGCCTTCGATTGGAAGGCCCGCGAATGTGCACACTACTTCGTTAAAATCTGAGATGCGTACTGTCATTGTTTTCTCTTATTAGCTGAGGGCCAAGGTTCCTTCGATTGCGATCTTATTCACGGCTCCAGCCAGGACAGCCCTGAATGTAACGTCGTTGACAACGCGATTTCCCTTATCAGCCTGGCTTACCTCGGAGGCTCTGGGGACGGTGCAGGTGGGGGCGGGCTCTGCGGCAAGGAAGCCACGGTCCACGCCCGTTTGGAGTTGGGCCAAGATCTCTGAACGAATGATTTGCAACCCTCCGTCCGTGTACGGCACCTTGTCGAGCTGGAGAAGCACGCCGTACAAACGTTCTTGGATGCGTGCTTTGACCCAATCGCTTCCGCGAATCACGTCCATCCACTCTCCCTGGGAGCTCGAGCCCCATCGGGTAGCCGTCACGCCTGCCAGGCTCACCACGTAGTTGGCGTTTTTGTCTTCGAGAATGCCCTGCTGGCTGGTCGTGAGTCCCTGCGCCGTGGCGCCCGTCAAGATCCGATAGCTCCAGTTAATGGTGCCTGGGTCTTCTGGCAGTGCGTTTCCGAGCATGGCGGCACACGCATATTCCAGATTGTTTCGATGAAAGAACAACATGGTGCGCTCACGGCTGGCAGCCTTGAGAACTGCGGCAATCGAAGTCGTATCTGAAGAGTCCGCGACATTGGCTACGTCCGGATCTTGCGTCTGGCAGGCGAAGATTTTCTCTGGCTCCGCCGATGCAACCCACCCCGCCGCGGCGGCGATTTCGTCTTCGCCGTTGCTGTCAATAATTAGCCCGTACCAGTCGGGGTCATACGTTGCGATGGCCGCCAGGTCAGTGGCAATGCCAGGGTCCGGTGTTTCGTCTGTGACGGTGCTGCCGTTGTCGGCGGTGATGCCGAAGAGCAGCCCGTCAACACCCGCGGTAGTGTTAAGCGCGGTAACGAGCAAGGTGGCACTAGATCCGGTTCCTTCTTTGACGGCGGTGTAATCTCCGTTGACAGTCAGAAACACGATCCAAGAATCAACCACGTCCTCCTCATCAGCAGCCGGAGCCTGCGTGGTGGTTGCCGAATCCGTAACTGATACGCCCGCAGCGGTGTACCCCGTGATGTTGATGGTCCAAGTCCCGCCTGCCGATGGGTCAGGCGGAGCTATACGCAGCACTTGCTGCGGCGGCAGAGCTCGCCGTCCCACTTTCACAGTGGGCGGACTTGGGTTCTGCGCCAAGCAGGACGAGACGGCCAGGTAGGCAGGATCGGTGACCAGAAAGCCGTCTGTAACCATGTCGGTTAGGTTCGAGTATTCTCGAGTCCGTTCTGGGAAAATGGTGGTTGGGAAGTAGGCCACCACACAGGGCTGTCCAAATCCCTGAGCGGTTGGTGTGACCGTCGTTCTGTCAATGTTCAGGGTAATAATTTGGTCAAGGCTCATGGTGTTTCCGTTGATTTAGGGTTGAGCGTATAGTGCCATACATGACACCGCTTGCGAAATACTTCATTCGATACCTATCGGGCGCCCGTCTCGGGCGGTTTCAATCGCTGTCTGGCAATAGGCCGCCCGCTCATGGCTGGAGCCATAGTAAGCGTTTCCGTACCTAGCCAGGCCACCGATGAAGTTGGTAATGAGCCACAAGGGGCCGCTGAAGGCGTAGAGGATCAGGGCCAGCTTCCACTCCCAGAAGGCCACGATGCCCAGTACCCAGGCTGCCTTCATCGCTTCGTCCTCGTACTGCTGGACGTGCAAGAATTCATGGAACTCGGTGGTCCCGCCATGCTGAGGGTGAATCCACATGCAGGCGCCGAGGGTGGTCGAGTAGCGCCAGCGGTTGGCAATCCAGTCCCGCCAGGTCAACTGCATCACGCCCCGCTTGACCCGTGGGCTCTTGGCAATGCCAAAGGTGAGGCTGAGAAGGCCGAGCAGCCAGCCCTGCAAAAGAACGGGTAGCGTGAATGGAATCAGCCAGGGGTTCATGCTGCACCAAACAAAACTTCTTGTCGCAAGCGGTTGGCGGCTATTTCGCAATATCGCTCCTCGACTTCGATACCGATTGCCTTGCGTCCAGAGTCTTTCGCCGCTCTGAGCGTGGTGCCAGACCCCATGAAGGGATCGACGATGACCGACCCTTCCGGGGCCACCTTGTCAACCAGCCAGGCCCATGCGTCCAGTGGCTTAGGACACGGATGCCCATTGCGTTTGCTTCGTTTCGTTACGGCCCGTCCGCTAGGCAATGCGCCTTTCCCCGCTCGCCAATCGCGGCCATAGTACAGAATCGGCTGAAAGCATGTAAA